TGGGGCAAAGACAATAATGTTTCAACATCTACAGTTCACGACGCCTTTTTCACTAATATCGCAGATATGCTAAAAGGCAGAGAAGCTCTGAGAGAAATCTACGCAAAAACTCTGGATACAAATATTGTAAAAGAAACTTTAAATGAAATGCTAAATCGAGGGTTGCCTAAACAATCCTATGATAAATTTTTAAAAGAAGCTATCGACATTGGTCTTATCCCAATAGCAGGAAGATCGATAGTTGGTGGTAAAGTTTTGAAAGACACTGACATTCTGACAAAACAAGATATTTTAAAAACTTATAAATCAGATTTTTTCAAAGACATTGGATGGTATGGTGTAGGTTGAGAATCTCTGTTAAATTAACCCAGATATATTCATATCTGCTCTGCTTAAAATTGTGTTTTAAGTCATGAGTTGTGCTCAAAGGAAATATAGTTATGCCAGGCGAAATACAAAATCAAGAGAACAAATCCGAAGATATTGTTCAAAACGATAATCCGAATACAGAAGTTGACATTGAAAAAATTGTTAGTGAGCGTGTTTCGGATACGTTGAAAGAAATCAAAAGCAAATTAGACAAATCTTATCAAGCCAGAGATGAAGCACTTAAGAAAGTTGCTGAATTTGAAGCAGAAAAGAAATCTATTGAGCTTAAGCGATTGCAAGAAGAAGGTAAATTTAAAGAAGCCTATGAAATGCAACTTGCAGAAGAAAAAGCAAAAAGAGAAACTTTAGAAAAACAGAACGTTGAGTTGACACGTGATATTTCTGTTAGACAGTTTCTTGGTCAATTGCCTTTTAGAAATGAAAAGGCGGTTGAAATGGCTTACAAAGAGATTGTATCTCAACTTGTACGTGATGAAAATAATTTGTGGGTACACAAATCAGGCCTTCAAGTACAAGACTTTGTAAAGGCTTTTTCTGATTCAGAGGAAAATTCGTTCTTATTTAAGCCTAAATATAATTCAGGCACTGGCACTGATTCAGTAAAATCTCCTTCATCTTCTTCGGAAGCAACCTCGTTGTTTTCATTAAGTCAAGATGAAGTTCTAAAAAGGGCGCGAGAAGGTAAATTGCGCCGTTAATACTAATAAGGAAGTAAATTAAATGACAGCTCGTAAAAACGTAGCAGGGGCAGACAATTTTGTTCTGCAAGAAGCAATTAGTGCTTATTCCGATGAAGCTTATACAAATGCTCGTAAACTTACTACGACTGGTATCGTGGGCGATAATCCTCTTATTTCTGCTGATACCGAAACATTCGTAGGTCAAGTTCGTTGGTTTAAACCTCTGAATCCAGCAATTAACGTTGCTTCTTTGACTAACAGCGCTGCGGGTCAAAAGACTAACTACTCTTCTGAGTATATGACTTATATCAAAACCGTTCGTACACACGGTGCTGAGAAAGTTAACATGCAGCAGGTAGTGACTCAACAAGACGGTCTGGCAAAAATTGGTCGTGACTTTGCTGAGACACGTACCCAAGACGAGCATAATGCTCTTTTGTCAATTCTTAAAGGCGTAGCCACTAGCGAAGCTCTGTACGGTGCTGCTTCTGCTTCTGGCCAAGCAGGTCTGGGCGGTCAAACCTTTGAAAATGACCCTACAGATTCACGATATGGCTTCTATGTTGACCTTGGTGCTAACAAGCCAGTAGGTGCAGCTACAGCATCTTCACAAGGTGCAGCTCGTGCTGAAAGCTTCTTGGCAGCATTGGGAATGGGTTTTAAAGACTATGAGCCAGAGTTTGCTTATTTAGTAACTTCTCCAGAAGTTATGGCGTCTTTGCGTTCAGCTAATCTGGTGGATTCTACTGGTGTTACTGACGGCAATGTTACGTTTAATACTATTTTCCAAGGTAAGCTACGTCTGATTCAGACTCGTGCTAATCAAAGCATGTCAAGCTCTGACCTAACAAAGCTTAACACTGGTAGTGGCGTTAATATTTCTGGTACTAAGACCTCTTTCATTGTATTGCCCAATGCAATCGCAATGCGTAACTTGATGGTTCCTGAAGAAGTTGAAATCACACGTGATGGCAATTCTTATAACGGTGGTGGCTCTACTTCTGTTTGGTATCGTTGGGGCTATGTGATGCACCCAGCTGGTTATACTTGGCAAGGTTCACAAGATGCCTTCCCAAATGATGCCGACTACATGAAAGTTGTTGAAGGCGGTGCTCAGAAATCTCTGGCTAGCGTTAGTGGCTCTACTCTTGAAGGAACAACTGGTGTCTGGGCTAGAAAGTACAACTCTGCTTTGAGCTTAGGTGTTCTTCCGATTTTCCACTCTTAATTGAAAGAACACTTATGGCCATCGCTAAAGGTATTAACTCTTATGCGACTGTTTCCGAGGCAGATTCATACTTTGAAGACAGACTGGATGCTGCGGCATGGTCTTCAGCTTCTGAAGACATTAAAGCGAAAGCACTTGTCACAGCATCACAGATGTTGAATGGGATGAATTGGTTTGGAATTGCTGTAAGTGAATCTCAAACACTTGCCTTTCCTCGAACAGGCAGCTATTTTGAAACTAGAACAGGCAGTCAAATGCCTTTAAACCCTATTCCTCAAAGGATTATTGTAGCCAATTATGAACTTGCATATCACCTTCTGAATAATGACGGGCTTCTTGATGATACAGGCCAGGTTGAGAGTATCGGAATAAGCTCTATTGATATTAAGAAGATTAGAAGTGCAAGTAAAATCAATTCTTATGTAAGATCATTGATTAGGCCTTTACTCGCAGGAGCTGGCAGTAATTCCTGGTGGAGGGCAAACTAATGTTTAAAACTATAATTAACTCAAGCTTAGACAAAGCTTTTATACTTTTGAAAGATTTGTCAGAAGAGGTTATTCTCTCCAAAAAGTCAAACTCTAGTTTCAATTTTGAAACAAGACAGACAAGCACGGTTAATGTTAATTTTATTACAAAGATGATTGTTGTAAAAGATAGAGAAGAGACCAAAAATGGTGTTAAGCTTTTTGTGAAAGAAATTTTACTAAAGACTAGTGCCATTGAAAACTTTTCTATATATGATACACTTACATACAGAAGTGATAGTTGGCAACTAGGAGCTACTTTCAAACATACTGAGAATGTCACTCTTTTAGAAATTTACAAAGGAGCTTAAAATGTCTTTTGCAATTTTAGAAGAGAGTGTCTTTTCTGTATTTAATAGCATCCCGTGGAAAGCCGAAAATATAAAAACATTTCCAGACAACTTTATCGAGTTGAATCCTGGAAATGAATTTATAAGAGTGTCAATTATCCCTAGTGGAAACGGTCTAAACCTTAAGTCAAAATCTGGTTTATTGTTGATAGATATATTTACATCTGCCGGGAATGGTCCACGAAGATCTACGGAAATTGCAGATAAACTTGACAAACACTTTATAGGGAAGAACATTGTAACAGGCAACGTTTCATTACAGTTTCCTTTAAGCAGTTCTTTAGGGCAAGGTAAGCAAGATTCTGCTAACCCTGGTCTTTATAGAGTTACGTATTCAACCACATTTAATTTAATTGGAGTAACTTAATGGCTCATATTACCTCTATTGGTGCTGGCGTCTTTTCTGATCTGTCTGTAGCTGTACCTTCAGCTGATTTTACAGCAGCTCAACTTGCAGCTCTTGACACTGCTGCTGAGTTTCAAGCTCTGTTCGCTACAGAAATTGATACTACAGGCGGTACAAGAGGAACTAATACTTTTGTTCGTATTGATAATGTTCGTGAATTCCCAGCAATGGGAACCCCTCCTAACGTTGTTAACGTTCCTGTTTATGGTTCTAAAACATCACAGCAGATTCAAGGTCAAGCAGATGCACCATCATTGGAAATTACAGTTAACTACATTCCTGCAGATTGGGCTGACGAGGCTTCTAACGTTCTGGGTCGCATGGTGGGTGATGGTAAACAATATGTTTTCCGTTTCTCGCTGATGAATGCTGAACCAACTGGTTCAGGTACGACTAAGTACGCTTCCACAACAGCTGGTGTTGGTACTGTTCAAAACAGCCAATACTACTGGGTTGGTAAAATTGAGGCATTGCAGGTCAACCCTCAGTTGACTGATGCTAACACTGCAACGGTAACCATTACGTTGCAATCTGACTTTTACGGTGCATACACTGTATAATTAGGAAAGAGGGGTGTATCCTAAAAAGGTACACTCCACTTAAAATGGAACAGAAACCGTTTAATATGTCGCATGTTCTAAGAACTACTGCTAAACATATGCGTAAAAGCATTGATATTAGCATTAGAAAGTCTTTTGAGAGACTTCCAGAATTTAGTGGGAATCCTGAAAAGTCTCAAGAAGTGTTTAGAACATTAGCGTATTTACATAAGATGCGTAAACAGCTAGATGATTTTCAAGCTGACAACGCTGCAGATTTTAAGAGCTAATCATGAGCTTAAATATTAAGGTGAATAAAATGAGTGAAGGTATTAAAGGTCTTGTTGGTAAGAAAATTACTAAAAGTGTTAAATTTCTCGGCGAAGACGTTAAAATTTCTAAACTTAGTGTAGCTGAAGTTATGGAGATTCAAAGTAAAGCAAAATCTATTGAAGCTTCAGATGACACAGGTGGTTTTGAAATTCTTAAGACAGTTATTCGTTTGGCTGTTGATGGAGCCAAAGAGCTGTCAGACACTGATTTTAATGATTTTCCAATGGAAGAACTTCAGAAACTTTCGACAGAAGTTATGAAATTTTCAGGGATTAATGCCGATCAGGGAAAGTAACACTCTCAGATGAAGAGCTAGCAATTTATGAGGTTGCATTTCATCTGAAGAGATCTGTAAGCGAAGTGATGCATGAAATGGATTATTATGAATTTCTTGGTTGGATGAATTACTTTGATCGAAGGCCTGTTGGTTGGCGAGAAGACAGTAGAACATACAAACTTTTACAAGCACAAGGTGTAAAAGAAAAACCATGGAATTTGTTTGAATCTCTTGCAAGTATGAAACAAGCTGAACCACCTTCGGATAAAAACTTGAAAAATTCTTTCTTATTTCATAAAATGATGGGTGCAAAAGGAGGAGATAAGATATTATGAGTCTTAAAAAACTTTTTCAAATAGAAGCTGAAAAGCAAGTTAACCTTCGTAAGCAAAAACTACTATCCGAGCTTAAAGCTGCTACGCCAGTAGATACGGGAAACGCCAGAGACAGTTGGGTTCTCAGAGGAAATACAATTGTTAACGAGGTAGAGTATATGAGCTACTTAAACGAAGGTACGTCTAATCAAGCCCCATCTAGGTTTATAGAAAGAACTGTATTGAGTTCGGGTTTTATCCCGAATGGTTCAATAGTTCGATCTCTCTGATCAATGCCCGTTACAGAAATGTAACGGGTTTAAAATTTAAAAAGGAGATCTAAATGTCGGGAGTAATTATTGATGTCAATGCAAGGGCATCCCAAGCAGAGGCATCCTTAGATAAATTAGAAAATAATCTAAAGAAGATACTTGAAAGATCTAAAGAAGTAAGAAAAAGTCTTGAAGCCAAGACTTCTTACGATAAGAGTGCTGAATTCAAAAAGACAGCTGACTCTTTAAGAGATGTTGAAAGAGCTTCTGATGCTGCAAACAAATCTATAAAATCTGGTCAAGATGATTTGTCTAGAACTTTAGGTAGTGTCAAAAGTGCAGCTTTAAACTTAGCTGCCTCGTTTGCTGCTTTTAAAACTACTAGTTTCTTTACTAATGCTGGAGATGATCTTTTAAATATTCAGAATAGATTAAAAATTGTTACAAAGAATTATTCTGAACTAATTAGTAAACAAGAAAAACTCTTTGAAATTTCTCAAAAGACAAATTCTTCTTTAGCAAGTAACGCTTCTTTGTTTGTGGATTTTACAGAAGCACTTCAAGGTCGACAAGTTGCAGAATCTAGAATTTTTACTAGTATTAGTGCAATTCAGAAATCAGCGTTACTATCTGGAACATCTTTAGAATCTAGTAAAGCAGCCATTGTTCAGTTAAGCCAGGGCATTGCTTCAGGTACATTACGAGGCGAAGAACTTAATTCTGTATTAGAACAGATGAAGTTCTTAGGTACTGGCTTGCAAAAAGAACTTGGATTAAATGCAGGTCAATTAAGAAAGTTTGCAGAAGAAGGAAGACTTACTACTGATATTCTTGTAAATGTTTTAGAAAAAGTTGACGCTAGAGCTAACAAGGTTTTGTCAGACAGAGTTCCTACAGTAACCTCTTCGTTAGAACGTCTAAAGAATACCTTTAGTTTTATTCTAGGTGATTTAAATCTTTTGATAGGTTCATCAGCAAGGCTGGCAACCAATATTGACAAGCTAAACACATTTGTTTTAAATTTTGGAAGAAACTCTGCTGAGGCTATTTCTAGTTTTAGCGGTTATACCGAATCGTTAAAACGACAGTATACAGATGTTCTAGATTTAGAAAATAAATTAAGCAGCACGAGAGAAAATAATTCAGAAGAATCTTCAAATTCTTTTCAGAAATCTTTGAATAGAACACTTGGAGCACTACTCTTAAGTAATTCGAAAGAATTCGGGGTCTCGCTTACTTTTGATGAAGCTAACACTTTATTAAAATTAAACGATCAATTAAATTCTGTAAAGAGCTTTCTGAAGAATGTTCAGTTAGACTTCAAAATCGATGTTGGACCTTCTATTGAAGGTTTTGATTTTCGAAATGCAGATTTAACAGCTCAAACAGAAGTTATCCGAACAGAGACAAGAAAAACACTTGAAGGTATTGCTGTAGAGTCTAAACGATTCTTTCAAAATCTACTAGCTGATGCTTATAAACAGATCCCACAAGGTCTTTTGTTACCTGCAACTCCATTCTTAACTAATCTTGCTCTTCTTCCTAAGAAGATTTTAGTAGATGAGAATCAGGAAATTGTTAAGAGTCTAGTTCCTGTTCGTCAAGAGCTTGAATTAATTCAAGCTCGACTTAAGTTGTTTCAAGGCAATGATCCTCGTTTTGGTATTCGCTTTGCTCAGCTTTTTCAAGCAACTTCTCTTGAAGATTTTAGACAGAAGCTTTCTGAACTTAATTCAACTTCGTCTAACGTCTCTAATGGTTTTGAAAGAATTGGTGGCGAAGTTAAAAGGTTTCTAAGACCTTTAACTATTGGTGTACTTCAAGCAGGAAAAGCAATTGGAGTGTTCCCTAACACGCTTGACTTGTTCGATACTCGTTTAGATATTGTAAAATCTTCTTTAAACACTTTAGGAAACGTTTTTAGTCAATTTGCAAGATCTGTTTTCTTACCTTTTGCAAAACCGCTTGCAATTCGTATTCAACTTAATTTAATAGAAGTTCGAGATACTATTACTGATTTTCTATCTGACGTTTTCAATTTCGGATACGGCGAGACCGTTGGTGTAGCAATTGGTTCTTTATTGAAATCGTTGTTTTCAGGTCAAACCTTAAAGTCAATTTCTGGTTTTACAAAAGAGATTGGAGAAGGTGTTGTAGCGGCTTTTGATAGCGTAGGTATTGCCTTAGCTAGTCTGATTGATTTTAGCAAAGGGTTTGCTAAAGGCTTCTCTGGCTCTTTTTCAACTTCTTTAAAAGAAGCTGCTAAAGATTTTTATAGAACTTCTATCAAAGCTTTTAAATCATCTGCTGAAGTGTTAGTCAAAGGATTAGACGCTCTCTTCCAAAACTTTAATATTGATTTTGACGCTTCTAACGTATTAAAGACATTTGATAAGATTGAAGACTATGCAAAAACTAGATTTGATTCTGTTTTAAGAATCATTTCTGAATTTTCAAAGTCTGTTAAAGATTATTTCTTTGATGTATACGATAAGGTGGTTGGAAACTCTTATTGGCCAGACATGATTGACGAAGTAAATGAATATACTTCTAATATCTTTAAGAGTGAAAACGAGATTGATAAGTTTGCAAGAAACGTAAAAGATATCTTTAAGAAGATAACCGAAAATATCGATCTTTCTCCTGAAAATGTTGCAGGGAAAATAAACACTTTCTTTGAAAAACTATCTTCTCTTAATTTCTCCGAAGCGATAGTGCGATTTGCGGGTTCGTTTTCCTCTGCATTAATTGCATCTTTTTTACTTGGTTTTGAAAAAGCTCCTAATATTTTGAAAATTGCATCTGCAGCTTCTCTCATTGCTGTTTTTGCAAATGTCTTTCAAGATGTTGGAACGTATATTGTAGATGCAGGTGCGGCTAAGATTGGCGATGCCTTTGCTGATTTGTTAAGTTCTCTTATACTTAATACAGGAACAATTGTTGATTCTTTGGTAATTGGAACTTCTTCTTTAGTATCAGGTTTTATAGATGGAATTGGTTTGGGAATTATTAATTCAATTCCACTTTTAGGAAACCAGATATTTCAATCTCTGGTAGGAGCCTATGCAGTTGCTAGACTTTTGTTTGCAGACTCTCCTATAACAAAACAATTTTCAGATTTCTTATTTGGTTCTTCAAAAGATAAAAAGCTGAGACCTTCTGTTGAGATTCAACAAGATTTGAAAGATAGCAATAATAAGAAAACCGCTAGAAAATTGCAAAAGGAACTTGAAGATAGTATTCGTGCTGAAAAAGGTTTTAAAGGGCTCTTTGCAGAAATTGGTGGATTGTTAAATCAAGGTTTTAACTTTGCACTTGAAGCTGCCGGTTTTCAAGATATTTTTAATCGAGCTGTGAGTAAAATCAGACCTAATGTTAATTTTAAATTCTTAGGTTTTGCTTTTGCATCAGGGCTTATAACTGCCTTTGCAGATACTGTTCCCTTAATCGGAGGAGCATTAATTACTGCTATTCTTGGACTATCAGCGTTTTTGCCTCCAGATAAAGTTCGACAAGTCATCACAAGTGTTGGCGGTCTACTGCTAAATACTTCTGTTGAGTTGACCAAGAAGTACTCTGTTTTGTTATTTGAATCTGGAAAAGATATCCTTAAATCTTCTGAAAGCCTTTTGACAAGTATTAAAACTTTCTTTACGGCGACTTTTAGCAGTGTATTAAGCTTTTTAAGAAACTACAGAGGTCTCGTTGCAGCTTCCTTAATTGCTATATTTGCTCTATTCTCTACCAGTTCTTTTGCAGCAGATACATCTTTTGCGGGAATTACCAAGGGTGCTGCTTCTGCTGAAGGTGAACTGGCGAACATTAGCTCTTTATTAATTGGGATTGTAGGTTCTTTTGCTGCTATAACAGCAGGTGTTGTTACTTTGACTGCGGCAATAAAAACTATCAGTAAAGCTAAGAGTGTTTTTGACTCTACTTTTAAAGCTAGAACTTCTGAAAAGATATTTGAAGAGTCTTCACGAATTAGAGATACCTTCAAACCAGGTTTTGAGGTAAACGAAAAATTATTTAAATCAGGAAAAATCAGCAAAGAGGCTTTTGACTCAAATTTAAACTCTTTAAATAAAGAAATTGATAAAAAAGTGGGAGAAGCTTCAGCTAAGATAAAATCACAAGAAGTTGGTTTTGCCTTTGGACAGGCTTTTAAATCTGTTACAGCTGATATTTCTAATTACTTCGAAAGCGTTAAAAGGTTTACACTTTCAACCGCTACTTCAATTGCTTCTCAAATAAGAGCAGGAACACTAGGTTCAAGTATTTTTAACTTTCTGACATTAGACGTGTTCAAACTGAGCGACGATGCAAAGCAGAGACTAGGAAAGTTAGGCGAATCGTTTGGCAAGTTTAACGATGCCGTGTACTCTAAGTCAAACAGAACATCTGCAGGTTTGCGCTTGCTGTTTGATTTCGTACCTGCTATAAGTTCTGCCGCATTTAGCCTTTCAAAGAATTTACTAGGAATCGAAGAAAAAACAGGTATTAGGAAAGTAATAAATAAAGAAACGTTTACTGAAGCAATTGCGGGAATAAAATCTTTTACAGAGCTTAGCATTAAGTCTTTTAAAACTATTTTTGACGCCGCCGCAAGTTCTATAGGCGGTGTTTTGGGACTGTTTGGAAGATTCTTATCTAAACCCGCCGTAATAGCCGGTTCTTTTGTTGCTATCGCTGGCAGCTTATCTGGTTTGTCTGCGCTCGGAGAAGATACTTTTGTTGGTAATTTACAGCGTCTTTTAGACATCTTAAGAAGTCTAATTGGACTTGAAGCAACTACAGCTCCTGGTAAACGTGCAGATATTTCAGGAAGACTGCAAGGTCTTAAGTTCTCAGGAAATAAGATTTCCTTTGCTAACGAGATTGCGTCAGTTGACTTTTCTAAACTGTCTGGAAGCTTAGAAAAAGCTTTAAAAGCTACTGTTGATAAAACTTCTCAAAGAATTTCAGAAATTGATACCACTGTTGAGCAACAAGGTTTTGTGACTAAAAATCAAATTACTGAAGTAAAACAGTTAGAGGCCGAACTTAGAAATTTATTTAAGAGACTTCCCAAGAACGAAGCATCTCAATTTGGAGCTACTCTTGCAAATGTTCAAAAAGACTTTTTGATTGTAGATAATACGTTTGATACGGTAAGCAAGAATATTTTAAGATCTATTGAGAAAAGTATTGCTGAACCTACTGGTGCTGAAGACTTTAGTTTTGCTGGAGCTATTGGTGCTACTATCGCTACCGCATTTGCAGCCTTAACCGCATCACTAGTTGGTGCTGCATTAGGACTGCCAGCAATCATTGGAGCAATAGCAGGTGCAGCTCTTTACTTGACGGGTGTATTTGATTCTGTAGTAGATAGCGTATCAGATGGCTTTGAAGTTGTTGGAGAATCTTTCTCTGATTTTGCAAAAGGCTTTTCTACTTTTATAAAGCCCTTTAAAGTTGAATTTCAAAATTTTGTAGAAGATGCAAGACTTTTCTTTGAAAATTTATTTGATAAATTTTCTTTTAGGGTTCCTCAACAAGAAGCCGAAGCGTTAGAAGGTCTTCGAAATCGTTTCTCAGAATTCTTTTCGAATGCTCAATTCTTAGATTCGGATGCTCAACAAGCTATCAAAACAGCTGAAAACGAATATGCGGCAGCTCTTCAAGGCAGGACTGATCTAGAAAGAAGATTAGCAAAAGCTATTCCTAACTCTAGAGAAGCTCTTAGATTAACTACTAGACTTGGTAAAGCAAGACAAGAAGAATCTATTGCACTGAGACAGTTAGAATTTGTACAGGCTCGTTTTGAAGCTGAAGCTAGAGATAAAAAAGATATTGAATCAGTTAAGACACGCTTTGAAAAGTTAGGTAATATTGCAAAATCTGCATTTGATATTGATTTAGGAAATTTCTCTGTAAAGTTTTTAGGCGATGAAAAAGCTGTTGAAGATTTTATTAAGTATGGTGAAAGACTTGCTGAAATTGATTTAGAAATTACTTCTGCTAAAACGGCTCAAGAGCGTATTCGTTTGAATGCTCAACGTGAAGCTACTCGTCAACTCGGTCTAGCATTGTTTGAATCTACCAAGGTTCAAAGAGATTACGTTGAAAGCGTAAAATCTCTTGCAAAAGAGCTTACTTTTGCAACTGAAGAATCTCTTCGTTTTACTGCCTTTGACCCTTTAACAAACGAACAGATTTCTAAAGTAAAGAATGACATTGCTGTATCTAGAGAAAAACTTCGTTCTCTTGTTGTAGATCCAAATGCTTCACAAGAGAACATTGAAAAAGAGCGAAATAACTTAGATGAACTTACTATTAGTTTAAGAAGACTGAATCCCCAGCTTGTTGAATTAACAAGTTTAAACTCTGTAATGAAAACTTTAAAGCTTCCAGATTTGTCAATTGGCGAGCTTAAATTGTTTGATAGCAAGCTTATTAATGATATTGAAGACTTAGCAAGGCTTTCTTCAAAAGCCAGAGAAGGCTTTACTTTACAGCAAAGCATTGCACTGGATCTTGACATTGAAAGAAGTAAAGCAAATATTTCTGAAAAGATTAAGAATATTAGACTTACTTCAAGTTCTAGAGACACTCTGAGAAACCTAGGTGTTAACTTGACACCTCAAACAGATATTTTAGGAACTTCAAATCAAATCCTAGAACTTTCAAAAAGAAAATCATCGATCGAATCAAGATTGAATACTTTGACTGAAATCGAAGGTCTTTCCTCTTCAAATACTCAAGTAATTTCTCTTAGAAAGAGTCTTGCAGATCTTGAGATTCAAATATCTGCTGTTTCTTCAAAGTCTCTATTAAATTTCGATCAGGTAATTTCTAAATTTAATGAACTTACTGACAAATCATTCACTAAGCCTGAATTTAACGATTTATTCAAAAATAACTTATCTCAGATTCGAAATGTAATTAGTCAAATTGAGGATGCGGATATTCAATTAAAAACTCAATCTGAAATCTCTGGAAAAGAAGATATCAATACTCAAAACAAAAGACTTTCTCTTGTTAAACAGTTAAACGAAATTGTTCAAAACAAGCTGTCTAAGAGTCCTACTTTCTTGCAATCAATTTTCTCAGAATTTGGTATAACTGCAACAGCTGCTTTAGAGAACGTTACTAGTCAACTCGATGATTTCTCAAATCAAGCAATTGCCTTATCTAATATTAGAACTCAACTATCCAGCAAGAATCTTGCGTTAAGTCCTAAAGAGTTAGTTGCAAAACTAATTGAAGCAGATAAGCTATCTAAAAAACTTTCTAAAGATGCTGCTAATCTTGATACTTCACTAGGTGCAAATTCTCAGAGAATATCCGAAGCTTTCAACTTAAATCTAGACAAGTTAGATTTTCTTAGTTTAGGCAGTATTGCTCAACCTTTGAATCAGCTTGCTATGAAAGTGACAGATGCTTTAGAAAAAGGGCTTAGAGGATCTACTGTAACAGACGCTTTAGTAAGTTCAGTAGAATTAGCATTAAAAGTTTCTAAATACATTTCTTTCTTTGTAGACATTAAGAAACTTTTCCGTGAGGCAGTCACTGACGGCGTTAAAACAGGATTCGATAAACTTAAGTCTATCATTCCTAATAGCCCTGTTGAGTTCAACGAATTTTTGAACATAGGCGGGGCAGAGAGACGTCGGCTGACTTCTGAAGGGGCACGTATCAGCGCACTTCAACGGGCTGCAGACATGCCCAACCTGAGCCAAGGCGTAGCAGATGCAATTGAGCAACTGGTAAATTCTGGCGACTCGACTTCACTAGATACTTTATACAAAACTTTTGAAGAAACTTTTAAGAAAGAGTTTGGTTTCAATATTACTGATAGTATTGAGCAACAACAATTAAGTGTCGCTCAAGATCAGTTAAATGTTCTGAAAGATATTAAAACCGCTGTATCTGGAAGCTCTGGAAGTGCTGTATCTAGAAGTGCTGTATCAAATGTTGCAAATACAACAGTTAGTGATAAAGTTGCAGAACTTTCTAGCAAAACTTTAAGAGATATTTACATAACTAAGCCTGCTGAACTTGCAAGAGAAACTCTACAAAAAGCAGTTAGTGCAACATCTAACGTAACTACTCTTGGTGGAATTGATCTTCTTGCTAGAGCAAACCAAGTTCAAATAGATCCTAAGTCATTGAACCTCCTAACATCTGATAAAATTAATTTAATTAGAACTTACTTAGACGAATTGTCACAAGCTAGTTTAAAACTTCAAGAGGCACGACTTGCAGGACAGGCTACAGCTGATCTTGCTCAAGAAATTGTTAATTTAGAAGCTAAGATTAGAAAAACTGCAGATGCAACCAGAGGTGCTGGTCTTGCTCTTGCATCAGGTCTTGTTGACGACTTTAAATCAAGTTTTAAAGAGCTAATTAAAGGAAAGATTTCTATAAAAGATTTTGCTAAGAAAGGCTTAGATGGTATTACAAATCGAATACTAGATACTTTTGTAGAAGGATTGTTCTCCAATATTGGTGAAAGCTCAAATATCTTTGCAGAAATTACAAAGATTGGAGGGAGCATATTTGACATTGGTTCAAAAGGTTTTGAAAAAGCTTCTGGATTCTTTAGTCTAAAGAACGGTGAAGGGAAAGCTGACTCTTCCGAAATAATAGATGTAGGCTCTAAAACCTTAGATTTCTTTAAAAGTAACTTTCCTAACTTGACAGAAGGTGTTTCAAATATTGGTGGCACTCTTCAAAGTATCATAACCGTAATTATACAAGGTATTACTAGTCTTGTTTCTGCAATATTTACTTCTAATTCTAGTGATGCTGTTAGTGGTTTAGCCAGTTTTATTCCAGGCTTTGCTACAGGCGGTATGATAAGTGGAGCAGGTACAGGTACATCTGATAGTATTTTAACTGCTCTTTCAAACGGTGAGTATGTTGTAAATGCAAAGAGTACTAAACGCTTTTTACCTTTATTGCAAGCATTGAATGCAGGTGAAATACCTAAATTTGCCTCTGGCGGTTTAGTTGGACCTTCTTATAGTAAAATTTCTTCTACAAATGTCTCTTCAAGTAATAATCAAGTAATAAATATCAATGTTACTGGCGATATCAGCCGTCAAACAAAGAGTGAAATCTATGCAATGTTGCCTAATATTGCAGAAGGTATTAATTTGCACAATCGTGAGAAAGGTTATAAATAATTATGTACGGTATCCTTGAAGATGGTCAGTTGATTGCAAAGTTTTCGACACCTTTGTCGGTAACTAGCAATCGTCCAGTCATTGGATCGGATACCCTTTCACTCAAGCGATTCAGTGTTGTAAAGACAGCTCAACGTTGGGAAATTGAAACTAACGTTGAGCCTTTGTCTACTACAGCTAATAAACTGTTTTCAATGCTTGTTAAAAAGGGTAGTCACGAATCAATACAAATAAAAATGCCTCAGAATTCTGGGGTAATTTCTAAAAGAACATCTAAATCTACTCCTGTTGTAAACGGAAGTAAGTTTTCAACTCAAGTTGAAATAACAGGAAACTCAGGCATTATCCCTGAGGGCTGTTTTATTCGCTTTAGCAACCATTCAAAAATATATATGGTAACAGAGGATATGAATAATTCAGGGACTCTTAAAATATTTCCTCCTTTAAGAGCTGATTTAGTAAATGTTACGATGGCTCACAGAGATGATGTGCTGCTAAACTGTTACTTTGATTTTGATGTAATAAAAGGAATGACCTATAGCGATGGTGTTCTTATGGACATAGGCTCTATAAGGCTTTTAGAGCAATTGTAGAAAGGAAGTTTTGTGATAGAGCTAAGTAATAAGTTAAAGCAGATTTTATCGGAACCTGTTTACGAGAACTTTTTTCTTGTAAAAATAGGAAATTACAGAACAACAGATCTTTATACTTCTGTAACATTTAACAATGAGTTGTATCAGAATGATGGGAGACTTTATTCAGTTGCTCCTCCTCAGATGAACTCTATTGTTGATCGGGAACTTTATAAACTAGTGTTTCAAAATTCTGATCTAGCTTTTTCAGCAAGTGTGGGCGAAAGTGTAGAAGTCAGAATTTTATTTTGTGAAAACGATCAACCCTTGTTATCTGTTGAAGACAGTTTTCTAGTTTATAAAGGAAGAGTTGAATCAACGGCTCAGGAAATTCAAGAATCTGAATCTACATACATCGTTTCATGCGCAAGCCCAATGGCTAATCTAGATTCTAGAAATGTTCTTATGACGTCTAAAGAAGCCTTAAGAAACTTAAAGCCAGAAGATACAAGTTTTGATCAAGTATATGAAGGTTCTTCGAGAGTTGATTTAAGGTGGGGTAAATAAAATGGGTTTTGTAACGGCACTCGTTGTAGGTGCAGCAATTGCTGTAGAAGCATATGCAGTAGCAGCTGTAATAGTATCTTCTGCTTATCAAATGAGACAAGCAAGAAAACTTAGAAATCAAAATCAACCTAACCAAGATGCAAGAAAAGGTTTTGAAGTCGTTGTAGATGGTACGATTGAAGCGATTCCAATTGTATATGGAAGGGCTTTAGTAGGCGGTACAAGAGTTTATGCAAATGTAGCTTCTAATTACTTATTTGAAAGTCCAAACGCAGATAAAGTGTTTGACGTAGGACCAGATGCTGTTTCTTCGAAAGTGATAGGCTTTAAAGCACTTGGCATCACTATAACAATTCCCGTAAACGGGCAAGCATCAGGTCTTCTAGATAGGAAGCGCACTGGCTCTAAAAATGAGTTTTTATTCTTTCAACAAGTTCTTTGTCATGGACCAATACAAGGTGTCTACGATTTTGTAGTAGATGACTCAAAATACAGTAGAGACCCTTCACTTGGGTTCTTTAAAGGGTCTTATTATGATGGTGGTAATGAAATCAAAGCGGCCTTTAGATCTGAAATAAAATTTGATGGTGGTGTTTCTAATACTATGAAGGCAAACTTTGATGAGAGAGCTTCTGCTACTTTTCCAGGTATT